GCTTCTACATTAGCAGTTATTACATCTAAATTAGCTGTCACTCTTACATCTAGTGCCTCAGTGTTGGCAGTAAGAATGTTAAGATTAGCTGTTACTGCGGTATCTAGGGCTTCGGTATTTACAGTAAGAACATTAAGATTTGCAGTTACAGCTGTATCTAAATTTTCAACATTAGCTGTGAGAGTATTAAGATTTGCGGTTACAGCTGTATCTAGGTTCTCAACATTAGCGGTGAGAGTATTAAGATTAGCTGTTACAGCTTCGTCAAGAGCTACAACATTACTACTAATTAAATTAAGATTAGCAGTAACAGAAGTTTCTAGTGCAGTAGCGTTATCCGCAAGTGTATTAAGATTTGCAGTAACACGAGAATCTAGTGCTTCAGCATTTGCAGTCGTAAGGTCTATGTTAGCTTGAGTGCGTATATCCAGAGACTCTACATTTGCAGTAATTATATCTAAGTTTGCTGAAACGCGAAGGTCTAGCGCAACAGCGTTATCAGTAGTTGAATTAATGTTTGCTTCTACATTATCAGCTAAAGCAACCACATTATCATAAAGAGAAGCTACATTAATTTGGAGTATAGCAATGTCTTCTCCGCCTACATCTGCAATAGCAGCGTTAGCATAAGCGGCATAGGCATCAAGATTAGAACTTACTACTCCTATATTAGCTGTAAGTTGAACTACATTACCATCTAGAGTATCAAGACGTTCTTCAGTATTAGAACTTATAGAATTTATAGAGGCAACTATATTGTCTTTAACTGGAGTTGTTAAATTTGAAGGATCACCTGTAAGAGCTATAATAGTTGCATTAGAAGCAATATCACTAGCAACAATAGTTACAGTATCAATAGCATTAGCATCTGCTTGTAAACTAACACCAGGAATTCTAATCGTACCATCAGGGGCAACATTAAAATTAGAAATATCAATAGCTTGACCGCTGATAGAGCTATTAGCCCCAATAAAAATAGTACCGTCTGCAACCCATAGTTCTTTAAATCTACGATCAGGCGCACCCAAACTTTGTACTTCGTTATTAGCAGGAACAACATTAGAGCCTATTACAATATTAGCTTCTGGAGAATAAACATTAGCGCTAATAAAAAGATCACGGGCGTCGGCAGAACGCACCGTGATCTGGTTTTGAAACTCGCCTATACCAATGTTAAGATTACCTACATTAGCATTTTCTTCACCTTTAGGGCCTCGTACCCCAACTTCAACAACTTTTATAGCTCCTGAATTGGGAGCGGTTACTATAACTTGATTTGTGGTCTCGGAGACAGTGACGGTCTGTACTGTTTCACTTACGGTTACTTTGTTGCTCAAACTGTAATCTCTGGAACTACATTAAATTTTCCTTCGAGTATTCTTGTAACAACTCCAGACGGAGATTGAATTTCGAGATCATATTTAAGAGAACCAGGAGGTATAGAAGAAGTATTAGCTGCAGCAATAAGAAGTCTAACATTACCGTTAGCTCCATCTTCGCTATCTTCCGCTGAACCAGTTATTATGCAGTGACCGTTTGAAGTAGCATTACTATGTAAATCAACTATAAGGTCTCCTCCACTATACTCACGAACATGCATTCGTACAATATAATTAACAAGACTAACGGCAGTTCCATTAGCGTCCTTATAAGTTATGATTTTATCAAAAGTAGCTCCTTGCTCACAAGTGAAATTATACTTTCCTGCTGACATTTATTTTTTGTCTCCTAGCAGATCCTTCATCAAGGAATCGTAGTTATTATTAATTTGTACGGCTACTCCAGTCTCGCGCTTTGGTCGTGCTGAGGTTTCCATATCATTAAGAAGTTTCATCCAATCAAGTAAATCTTTCTTAGAATAGACACCTGATTCAAAAGCTTCTTGTAGTTTCTCGTCGATAACTTTATTAATAACTGAAAGCCTTTTTTGTCTATTTAAATATCCTTGGCTTAGATATACGTTATCCACGTAAGATTTAACTTCTTTATTCTCAATAATACTGGTTACTTGGTCCATTGTCAATGAGTGATTTTTAGCTATTTCATCAATGCTCTGACCAGCTAAGAAATCATTAGCAACAAGTAAGTAAGTAGGATCAAGAGCTGGAGCAGCAAGTGATTCGTTTAATTGTTCACTATAGGTAATAGGTATATTAGGTTTATCGTTCATTTTTATCCTTTGTCATATCTTCGCAGTCTTTCTTCTCTAGACATGCGTTTTCCATATCCAAGCTCTTTCATAATAGCCATACGTTCGCTTTCTGTCATATCTTCCCAAGCATCTTTCTGTGCTTGAGTTCTATTGCAGCCAATACAGAGACCAGTAAAAGGATCAAAGCGACAAATAGAAATGCAGGGGGTAATATACATTAAGGCTCCTCTTGTATTAGACGAGTATTTATATTTGCAGCAATGTCTAATACAGTTTCATTTTGTATCATCTCTATAATAATACTATTAACTTCAATATCTCTACGTAGCCAATACATTTTTTCTTGTAACTTAGCTAGTTCTGCTTGATAGAACTCTAACTCTTTTTCTTTACGTACTTTTTGCTCAATAATATCTGATAACAGTATTAAATTAGAATTTTTTTCATTCATGACAGTTGATACATCTACAAGTGTTACAAGTTTTTATAGCTTGAGGAGTTGAGTGTTCTCCTCCAGTACGTTCTAACGCAGTGTATTGAGGAAGACCACAGTGAGAAAGTCTTCCACAATTTTGACAATAGACTAACCCTTTTTCTTTGGCATGTCCCACGGTTGATCGCCTTTCCATCCTTGAAAGTTTTTTACTGGAGCTACTAAGCACATTACTTGATCAGGAAACATAATAGTAATACTAGTAGTTTGAGTATCAAGATTAGCCCAAATATAAAATCCAGCAGGGTAAAAAGTATTAGTAGTAGACTCTCTAACTACAGTATCTCCTGTAAAAAGCAGTCTTTCGTTCATAGATCTGAAAGTGTTAAAAACATTTACTGCTTTATCACAAGGTAAAGACACTTTAAGAGTTCTTTCTTGAGAAACTGCTGCAGTAGCTAGTCCTAAAGTTGTTAATATGGTAAAAATTATATGTTTCATAGCTCGCTCTCATATGTTATAGTGAACAGCATGTCAGCTACACCATAAGGAGCCATAACTCCTTCATCCGTACTTAGCTGTAGTATTCTTACATCCACTAAACAGTCAACACGATCTCTTAAATTATTTAGAACGTGTTCTATATCATCTAAAAGAGCCTCTGCCCACCAAGTAGAGTCTTCTATCTCTCCTAAGTCTTCATGCACATAGCCTCTAAGGTTAAAAGTGGCAGTTTTGTATCTAATACCTGCTTCTATTTCTTGGTAGGTTTCTTCTACAATATAAAAGCATATTGTAGGAAAATCATTTATTTCGTATAAAAATCTATATCCAGGAAAGCAATTTTCATGACAATCTGTATTAAACTCATATTGCTGAGATCCAGGAAGATTAGAAGATTGAATAGAGGTTCCTCCATCAATCGTTCTTAATTCTTTAGTCAGTTCTTGCAATAGAGTTAGTTTGTTCATTACTTACTCCGAGATCGCAGGCTTGGTTCCAAATTGTCTTGTATAGCCTGGATCTTCATCATAGGCACTTGCCCATTTATTTTCTGTAAACTCTGCAAACTTGAGCAATGCTTGAAGTTCATCATAGTTTTCGCTAATCCAAAGGTCGTGTTGTACTACAGTATCTTGTAGTTGTTTAATGTTATTTTGGGCAGAGATTTCATTTTCTACTGCCATACGGCTGGTTAATGTTGCAACTTCTGTTTTAAGCATATCTATAGTTTGTGATTGTTGTGCGGTCCACCACACAAAACCAGAAACTTGTAATACAATAGCAACTACAACTCCGATACTAAATTTTGTGTTCATCTAAGTACTCCATTTCTGTAATTATTTCATCACCCTCTCGATCATGCGCTATTCCAAGCGCTAAATTTTGTATCTGATCTATAAGATGCTGACAAGAGTCATGATCATAGGTACGCCCACTGCTTTGTGAAAACTCGTTGCGTATTCGATGAGCAGTAACTGCAAGATCGTGCATTGTGTTTATTCGTCTAATTAGCTCTTCTAGGCTGTGCCTCATTAGTGCAGTCTCTCTTTAGGAGCTAGTACAGCTACTTCATCTTTAAATTCTTTAACTGCATCAATCATAAGATCATAGTCTGTATCACTTAACATCGTTCTATAGATGCTTAGCGAAATCGTGCACAGTACAGCAGCTAACATTAAAGGATCATGATCTTCTTCGATTAGTGTATTTGTTATTTTCAAAAAAGAGCCATACACAGCTTCAAAAGATTTTTCTTGAAAGGTCGTCATACTTACTCCTAAAAATTATACATAGCAGCACCAACGTCTGCCATTCGACAACTAAATGCCCATTCGTTATCATACCAAGCGAGCACCCGAACCATGTGTTTATTAACAATTCTTGTTTGATCTGGTGCAAAAATGCAGCTTTCGCTTGTTGTATTAAAATCGCTGCTTACAAGAGGAAGAGGCTCATAACCAATAATGCCTGCATACTTGTTACGACTTGCAACGTACATTGTATCATTGATAAGTTCTTCGGTTACGTCTACCCTTAGATTAACAGTAAGATCTACGCAGCTTACATTTTGTGTAGGAACACGTATAGCACTGCCCATTATCTTACCTTCGAGTGCAGGATAAACATGCTTTAAAGCCTTTGCAGCTCCAGTGCTTGTAGGTATCATATTTGATCCAGCAGCACGAGCACGATACATATCACGATGTCTTCTATCTATTGTTCCTTGATCACCTGTGTAACTATGAACTGTAGTCATCTGTCCGCTTTCAATTCCAAACTGCTCGTGCAGCACTTTAACTAGAGGTGCAAGACAGTTTGTAGTACAGCTTGCATTGCTTACAATACGATCTGACGATTTTAACTCATGATCATTTACACCATATACAACTGTACGATCTACATTTACAGCAGGAGCACTAATTAGTACACGATCAGCACGTCCATAGCGTATATGATCGCTGGCTATTCGACCATCATTATAAACACCTGTACACTCAAATACTAAATCAACGCCTTCCCAACTTAAGAATCTAGCATCGCGTGACTGACTCCAGTTTATTTTATAAGCTAAATCTTCTCTTGGCGTAAATCGCCCATGCACGCTATCATAACTTAAAAGATGAATATGGTGTTCAGGAGGCCCACTAGCATTTATTTGTACAAGTTCCATATCATCTCTGTCTTGCATTATATGTCGAGCAAGACAGCGCCCGATTCTACCAAATCCGTTTATACCAACTTTCATGCATTATCCTGTATATTTAGTATGTCGTTTATAGTTTGTTCGTCTAAGCAATTAAGCGCACGAATAGGAAGTAAGCGCTGATACTCTACAACAAGTTTTTGAACATAACGCTTCATTTGTTCACTGTCATAAATGCTTGCTATACAGCTTTCACGCGTATCAAACACTGGATCAGTAAAAATATATACATCTCCTTGCATAGTAGCAAAGATAACTACTACTAACCATTTCATGAGCTTTTTCTCTTTAGCAACTTTGCTTTTAAATCAAGAGTATCTTTAATGTCAGTTGCAAGTTCACGAGCTTCAGGATCTGTCCAACGAGATCTAACACGTTTAGTTATAGCTCCTTCTGACTTAGGAGAAACTACATTTTGTCTAAGCTCGCCATACGGACAATACTGAGGAAACTCTTCATAGAACTGCCTTATGGCACGGCGAACTGCTGCCGTCTTTTCTACTATGTGTTCTGCCTCATAATCGTCCATGCGATCTCCTAAAACGACGATAACAGTGAATTAACTTGCTTCTCTAGTTCTGCGTTTTGCTGCTCAATTTCATCTATTTCTCGACGTAACATTTCTATGCGATCTTTACGTTGAGTCATTACTTCACGTAATTCGTCTAGTACTACTCCAAGTTTTTCTGTAAGTGTGTCTGCCATTTATTTTCTTTCTACTATATAGTTTTAATTAAACCCATGTATATTGCCTGCTATAGAGATACGCGTATTATCTGAATAGAATGGGTATACTTGATGTATGTGAGATGATTCAAAAATAAAAATAGTATCTTCAGTAGGATTAAAATACATAGAGTTATTAGTACGTTCAGAAAAGAATTGAATAAGCCCTTTACATTTACCATTACCAATAGCACCTGTCTCATGTTCTTGTCTAATCTCTTCTGGTATAGAAGCATAGAATACAAAAGAAAATATACCAGAGTGATTGTGAGAAGGATTAAACTCAGTAGGTCTCTGTCTATTAATCCATAGAGATATTTCATCATCACTAGGAGAAAGTAGATCTATATAAGATACTTGATTACCTACTATGTTAGATAAATGGTATAGTAACTCAATCTTTGTTCTCTCAACAATTTCTGAAGAAGTAAGTCGCTGCTCATCCCGAATCTCTCCCGCAAGGTCATAGTTTATATTATTGCCTTCTGAATTTACACATAGTTCTTTTAGGCCTTTATCTCTTACTTGTGATACATAGATTTTATCTTGCATAGAGAAACTATAACCATATTGAAATATATCCCACGATTTATTTAGTCGGTTTAAATGTTGTTGCGGATCATGTACTATTGTCATTTATTTTCTTTCTGATTTACGATCTTCTAAGGGCCAGCGAGAAGGCTCAATAGTTAAAAACTTATTTTTATATGCTCTCCAGATACGGCCATTCATAAAAACGGCTCTCATAACAGGTTTTTCTAGGGTGTTCATTGTATGCCATATAAAAGACTTATAATTTTTCATGTGTGCATCTAACAATCGCTTCACTTATGCACCTCCTCTTACTATGCGTTCAAGCGTTACTACATATCCAGGCATAGAATGATCTGCAATAGAATCAAAACGAAGGCGTACAAGCCCTAAGGCTATGCCTCTTAGTCGATCCCACGCCCGGCGCAGACCTGCACTAGCGCTTAGTGTTCCACGCGAACTAATATAGTGCTCACGACCATCATGCCGATAGCCCATAAGCCAAAGAGGTACGCGAGTAACAATATCATTATTATTGACCCAACGATGATGGGTAACGCATAAAGCATTGCAAAAGCGATTATTACCTACACGAGGAGATCCATAAGTGTATAATTCTGCAACCTCTGGTAATATTATATCATGCTGACAACGAGATGCCAAGATTGTTGCCATTGCCGCTCCTAGCGAGTGTCCACAAAACCACACTTTACGAGTACCAGCAGTACGTAAATGAGGAACAATTAAAGTCCATAGATCATCACACTCTTGTTTAAAGCCACGGTGCACACGACCTACTGTTTCTGCTGCTACTAGTGCGGCACGTAAATCTGCACGAACATCATTCCATTCACCTGGTTCAGTACCCCGACACGCAATAACTAAATCGTCTTTGCTTGAAAAGCAATAGGCTTGCGCTCCGTCACGGTTTAAAAAAGTAATTTCAGTAAAACCTAACTGTTGACCTCTTTTACGTGCAGAAGCTTCATCTCTGTAAGAAGTGTTTGCTAGTCTTGCTAGTAACAAACTTCTTTCTAAGAAAGATAATTCTTCAATCATAATAGATCTCCTTTACAAAATTAGATGCATAAATTAAAGTTATCATAGTATTTGTACTATGTCCAACTCTTTTAACGAAAATTCAAAAAATCCCGTAGGGAACGCGTGTGAGTGTGCGCTGCGCACGCACAGGTTGTAAAGTCCCAAAACCGCCCTACCCTATAGGTTGTAAGGCTACAAAAACTAGAGATTTTTTTAAAAACGGCAGTTTTTGCCGGCCCTAGTCCAAGGGCCGGTAAGGTTTGGCGATACCAGCAGCAGCGGCGCGGCAATACTTTGCCCAATAGGCGCGGCGGCTTTCAATCTCAGCGCGGCTTTCTGTATAGGTAGCATATGCGCGGAAAGCAGCAGTCGCCGTGCCTTGCAATTGGTTGCAGCGGTTGCAGAGACGCACAAAATTTTCGGCAACCATTGCGCCACCGTTGGCTTCTGCGATCAGATGCCCGCAAGCGTCAGCGTCCCATGTACCACATGCGACGCAGCAATCAAAGCGCGCAAATACTGCTTTGCGGATTTTTGCGGGGATATGAGATTTTTTAGCCATTTGAATTCCTCCTATACCTATAAATATAGGGATTTTTGCACATAATGCAAGGGCAATGACGCATTTTTTTACACTTTTTTTAAAAAAAATTGTTTTCCTTTAAAAACAAGGACTTAGCAGATTTTTACAAAAAAATGCACTATAGGTCTTGAAATACCTAAAAATATGCCTATATTAATGATATGACATATCTTATCGGAGGTTTTAAAATGTTTGGATTTATGGTTCGCGAAACTGAAAAGGCAGTTGCCATTGTGCGCTGCGGCGATCATGCGGGCGCGGCGGTTCGCGCTCTGTGGGTTCCACGGTCTAAAATCAATTCAATGATTGAGCGCGATAGCTATTCGCCCAGCATTCAACTTGAAGGCGAACGGGTTCGCCGTTTGGGTATCCCATTCGATTTTGACATTGACCAATCATTTTTGGCAAAGGTAGGTGCAGCATGACACAGTATAAGGCAAAATCCTTGCCGCGCCCACAAGCGGTAAAAATGTCAAACGGTTCATGGTTTGTTCCTTCTCGACGTTCTATATCGTCAATCAATAATCGCGTAGCTTTTACAGGGTTGCGCAAAACAGGTGCGCTTTCAAAGGAGGTTAAAAAATGAGACTTCTAGATATTGTAAAAACTCAATTCGCTATAAAAGAGTTTTGGGTGACTTTAGTTGTAACTCTACTATGCGTTTGCGCAGGATGGGTAGCAGTGCAACTTGTAGCAGAGGCGGTGTAAAAAAGCGTGTAATTTCAATGGCTTAGGGGGCGCCGGGCCCCCGCCGCTAAGTGGTTGATTTTAAACGATTTTTTAGGGGTTGCAAAGAGTTTAAAAGTATGCCATAACTAAAATATAAGATGATAAAAGGAGAAAATCTTATGACTACATTCTATACAGCCGGAAAAGTTTGGCACAATAAAAAATTCCAACATCTACGTGATGATCTGGGATTTGATGTTAAGGCTCGTTGGATTGACTTAGACAACGACAGTGATTTTGTGCAAAATCAAAAAGATGAGCTGTGGAATCTTTGCTATGAAGATGTGCGCGATAGTGATTTTGTGTTGCTTTACTGCGAAGATTTTGAAGAAGAACAGCGCGGAGCGTTAGTTGAAATTGGAATGGCATATGGTTGCGGTAAGCCAGTGTATGCTGTTGGTAAGTGTAAAAGCATTGCACCTAATGCAATTTCAGATGTTGCTTTCACACACTTCAAAGGTTGGCATTGGCTAGAAAGCACTGACCTTATAGAAGGTGCGAAGGAAGCTGTAGAGTTGCATGAAGCAGGTCTTAAAGAGTTTTCGAAACTTCTTGAGTTGGCTTTTGATCTTCCTATCAATTTTCCTTCTATCAGAAAGGAGGTTGCGTAATGCCTTATATTCCTGTTGATGACCGGTCTCGCGTTGATGAAGCTGTGATGGAGCAAGGCTGCCAGTGGGTTCCTAATAATGCGGGGGAATTGAATTGGCTTGTGTCTAGCTTTATCAATAACTTTTTAGAAACTCATGGTGTACGCTATGCGTATCTAAATGAAATGATGGGCGCTCTTGAGTGTTGCAAGCTAGAGTTGTATCGCAAGATTGGTGCGCCTTATGAAGAAATAAAAGAGGCTGAAAACGGCAAAGCGTATTCAGTCGAATTGCAAGGGGCTGATTACTGATGTTTAGATTTGTAATAGGCCTCGCTCTGTTAGGGTTTACCGCGTGTGCGGTAGCTCTAACAGCACTAGAGATTCACAGTTATATGTATCTCGTATTAGAAATGTGGGAATAGCCCAGCGCCCAAATAACCCTTTAAAAACAAAGGGTTACGGGCAGCGGCACCGCCGCCACGTAAGTTATTGATAATAAAGGATTTTTTCTTCTTGACAAGATAATAGAATAGATGTAAAGTCTAGTTAGTTCATATCATGGAGGTCTATCATGGCTAATATCTACACTCTCTCCACACAAACAAACGGTATCACAGATGTTCGCGTTAAGCTTCAAGAGGTGCGTAATCGTAAAGGTGTTGTTACATCTTGGTTAGTTAATGTTAGCCATAAAGGATTTGAGATTATAGATCGTCGCATTAAACATAAAAAAGTTGCACAAGATCTTTACAATAAATATCGTGCAGCTGTTTGGGAGGGATGGAAACCTTAATAAAATCAAGGGGTTACACCCCGCGAGCCCCCCGCCGCTAAGTCCTTGATTTTAAACAGTTTTTTTCTGCTTGACAGGGGTTTGACATTCCTGTAGGGTGGCAGATGTAACAACGGAGAAATTATTATGCCTTTCAAGCCCACTCTTTTTGTCGTCACCGATATTGAAACTACCATGCGTAAGCGTATTGCATTCGATGTTGCTTGGCGCATTATTGACCGTAAAGGTCGGGAATATGGTTCTGGTTCCTATGTTATCCGCGAAGCGTTCAAGCACGATATGCCTTTTTTCGCTAAAAAGATGGGTCATTATTTTGATGACGCATATGAGCACAAAATCGTGCCTGCGTCTATTGTTGACGTTCGCGCAGAATACAACTCGCAAATTGCTGCTCTAGCTGCAAAAGGTCACAAAGTCATTTTGTGCGCCTATAATGCACGTTTTGATTTTACGCACCTGCCTCGCACTTTGCAAATTTTGCAAGAGGATACTTCTGCACGTTGGCTAGATGCTGCTTTTCCTCTCATGGACATTTGGGATTTCTGGGGTCAAAGTGTTCCGCTTGGTTATAAAGCTGTGCCTTCTGCCTCTGGCAAATATCTTTCCACCTCTGCACAAAGCGCCTACCGTTGGGAATTTATGCAAGAGGATTTTGAAGAACGCCACATTGCATGGCATGATTGCTTGATCGAAAGCGACATATTGCTAAAGGCACTTAACCGCAAAAAAGTTTTGCCTATTGTTTCAAAGCCTTCTGAGTTTTCGGGTTCAGTTTGGCGTAATATCAACCTGAGACTTGGGATTGATGGCACTCAATCCCTCGCCGCATAATTTGGAGGTTCTAGCATGAAAAAAATATTACCTTATATCCTAAAGGCTTACATCTGCTATTCTATAGTGTCAGAAACTGTTGTTCTCGGAGGTGTTCTATACTTAGTTTTCTTTTAAAATCAAGGGGTTGCGGGGCGGGGCCCCCCGCCCGCTAAGTGCTTGTTTTTAAAGGGTTTTTTATTTGAAAGAAATTGCTAAGTCGTTGTTTTTAAAAGATTCTTTTTTCTTGCATTTTGGTTTTTTTAACGCTATAAATATTATATTAACCCTCAATAAAAAAGGAGGCCTGACATGGCTACATCTAAAACTGCAAACTACACTGACGCTCAAGTTGAGCAAATCGTTGAAATGTATGCAACCCTCGGCAATGATGGTTTGCAAGATATATCCGACGCGGTGGGCAAATCTGTCCGCTCTGTTCGCTCAAAACTCGTCCGTGAGGGTGTTTATGTCGCAACCCCGAAAGCTGCATCTCCTAAGCGAGATCAAGGCCCAACCAAAAAAGAGTTGCTCAATCAGCTCGAAGAAATGGTTGGCTTTGATGTCACACCGCTTTCTGGGTCAACAAAAGAGGGTTTGCAATCTCTGATTGCATTCGCGTCTAAGTTGGCGTCATAAACTATGAGGGGCAAGGTTGCAGCCTTGCCCCTTTAATCTGCCCGCAAAAAAGTGTTTAATATCAAGCACTTAGGGGCCGGGGCCCCCGCGAGCTAAGTCCTTGATTTTAAACGATTCTTTTCTCTTGACTTTATGGTTTTTTTAGGTTATTAATAGGCATAAGGAGGATTTATCCATGATTAAAAACATTTCTATTTTCGACCTAGACGGAACCTGCATTGATAGTTCTCACCGTCAAGCTACTCTTGCTGATGGTACTCTTAATTTAGCGCATTGGTTTGATAATGCTACTCCAGAAAAAATTGCTAAAGACAAAATTTTGCCTTTGGCTAAAGAAATCAGCAATCGTAAAGAAAAAGGCGATTACGTCATAATCTGCACAGCTAGAAATATGTCAGAAGCGGATTATGAGTTTTTGAAGTTTCACAATATGATTGCTGATAAAATCATTTCTCGTCCAGTCGGGAATATGGAAGCTGACGGATCACTGAAAGCAAAACAGCTTTCATCCTTTTTAAGTCTCCGCCAATTTAAAAAGGCTTCAAAAGTGATGTTTGATGATGCTATGAGTGTTCGGTCAGCTCTCCGCAAAATTGGAATTGCGGTACTAGATCCCGCAAAAATCAACTAGAGGTTGTGATGGAATATACTTATGATACAATGCTTGAAAGCCACAATAAGCGCATGGGAGGTGAAATGGCTTATCTACTAATAGATAGACCCGATGGGGGTAAATGTGACTGTTACGGCACAATAGAAGAAAATAGCAACTTTGAAATTGTTTGCTATGATGAAGCGGACGATTGCATTTGGCTGACTGGAAACCATGATACGGACAAGCCATTTAAAAGTTGGCAAGAGGCTGTCACTTGGCTTTGTGAGAATGTGAACCCTAAAATTGAACAATTAACAGCGATTTAGTTGTTCAATATCAAACACTTACGGAAGGGGGCGCCCCCGCGGCTAAGTGCTTGTTTTTAAAGGGTTTTTTCTGCTTGACTGCAGATCATTTCTGAGGTAGGGTGAGTTACAGTCAATTAATGGAGGTGCTTATATGGCTACTAAAACTGTCAATTATACCGTTGAACAAACTAACCAAATTGTCCGGATGTATGATACATTAGGCAATGATGGTCTTTCAGAAATTGCTAGCGCAGTTGGAAAATCAGTTCGTTCTGTGCGGTCTAAATTGGTAAGGGAAGGGGTGTACAAAGCGACACCCAAAAAGAAGGGGGTTCTTCTTGATCGAGGACCTACCAAAAAAGAGCTTCTTTATGAGCTAGAAGCTGTATGTGGCTTTGACGTCACGCCTTTGTCAGGATCGACTAAAGAAGGCTTGCTTTCTATGATCGATTTTGCTAAACAATTGAGAGAAGCTTAGGCTTCTCTCACCTAACCTTATGGGAGTTTTGTTATGAACTTAAGAAATGCTATCTGTCTTGATGAATGCGGCACTGAAACCCTTATTCAGGTGGAGAACACCGATAAGATACCATCTGAATGGAGGTTTCTTTACTGGCAAGATTACTCTGACAGGGAGCTAGCAGAATGGCGTCTTGATCAAGAGCAAGATTGGCCATAAGGCAAAAGGGGTAAACAAAAATAACCCTTTAATATCAAAGGGTTAGCCCCCGGGGCCCCCTACTCTTTAACTTATTGATATTAACTAACTTTTTTACTATTGAAACATAATTAACTTTATGGCATAACGTGCAAAAGGAGAAACATCATGGCAAGACGAGTTGAATGGAAAGCCATTGGAAAATGTGTTGTTTGCGGCATAAATCTATATGCTGAGACAGATAACAAACCGCACAAAATTGCTATGCCTTGCAATTTAGAAGGCTGTCCTTATGAAACGCCAGAACAGCAACAACGGGCTGCTGAGTTCTGGAGATCACTTCCACCAGCAGGAAAAGGGGTTACTTATTATGAATAAACTGTCAAACACTTACAAAGAATGGTCTGCAGAGGTCGATCGGATCTTGGTTAAGAAGGTCGGGCTAGATCAAGGTTGCATGGCAGATTGGTTGAGCCGAGATGCTTATGATGATGGTCTTAGTGCAGAAGAAGGCGCACTGATATGCTTAGAGGCACAAGACTTTTTTAGCGATCAAGACCTTACAGAATTGTTCAACTAAATCAAGGGCTTAGGCCCTTGGGCGCCCCGCCTGCTAACCCTTTGATTTTATTGGACTTTTTGGGCTCGCCACAACTTAAAATTGAAATAGGCGCTTTCAGCGCCGCCTATAGTAGTAGTTCAACTACCCGAATGCAAGTAGAAAAACAATCTATCTCCCGGCAAAAGTCAAGTCTACTTTAATTCAGCGCCGGGGCAAGTAGTAGTTCAACTATCGGTTTTCGTGGGGACTAGTGCTTATTCGAAGTAGAAAAATAGCGCCACTATTATAGTAGAAAGCCTATAGCGTTGTCAAGCGCAAAATAGCTTTGACTCGTGTTTAAACTCAAGTCACATAATAAATTATCTGCAACGACTTGCGGCAACGACCGCAAGTTTTGACTTGCTTATTTGCTTATTTTATCGTATATTGATTATGTTGATGAGGGAAATGAGCGCCTCTAACAAGCTCTATAGCCAAATATTTAGAGAGGTTCACATGGCTACTAACACTACTGTAAACTACACTGACGCACAAGTCGCAACTATCACTGAAATGTATTCTGAGCTCGGTAATGAAGGCTTGGAAGATATTGCTGCTGCGGTCAGCAAATCTGTACGTTCAGTACGGTCTAAGCTTGTACGTGAAGGCGTTTATGTGGCTACACCTAAAGCCAAGGCTGCGCCTAAAGATCAAGGTCCTTCAAAGAAGGAACTGTTGAATGATCTTGAGGCGATCGTTGGCTTTGATGTTACCGGTTTCACCGGTGCGACTAAGCCTGCGCTGACTTCGCTTATTGCGAAGTTGCAAGCCGCCGCTTAAGGCGCGCACATAAACGTGCAGGGGGCCTTCGGGCCCCCTTAGTTTTTAACCCCCTAAAGAAGGATGTAGCCATGCAAGGCTTATTTGACAACGACAAATTGATTAAGTGCTGTAACTGTAAGCTGGCACACACCTATGGAGAACGCAAAGATTGTTATGAAAGCTCTCTTTGTCCTAGATGCGAAACAGAAGCTGACTGGGATGAGCTAGACAGCAAGCGAGACTACGAGTGGTGGAGCGTGGCTGTTTACAGCCAAGAGCAAGTGTACGGGGGCCCCGAAGAGGGCGGCTGGTGGTACACGGCTGGAGATATTGAGTACTTTGACAAGGTACGTGCGTTTACTAACTTTGATGACGCTAGAAACTATGTACAAAAGCTACTTAATTGGCTAAAAGAAGAAGAGCTAGATTGCTCTTACACGGTAAAAGGGTTTACCGAACAGTTTCCAGATGCTGGATTTCCTAATGTAAGACCATATTATTGCTAAAAACACAAAAAAGGGGCCGTTTTAAGGCCCCTTTTTTTATTTATCTATAAAAACTAGTAAAAATCGTTAAAAATAATTGCGCTACACGAAAAATACCAGAAAATTTGAAATAATACTTGCTTGGCTAAAAAATTGAATAATTCTAGTTAAAAATCAACGTCTTTCTCTCGTAGTATTAAAATTACAATAACTATAAAAAAGACAGAGTTCTCCCATTTGCTAAGTTATACGGAGAAATAATGAAAACCTAACCCCCTAACGAAATCTTCGTTTCGTCGTTACAACCCGACACCCCCTCATGAGATCTTCGTCTCACCCTTAGGACGCCTATAGCTTGCTTTTGATACTAGAATTAGGTTAGAATTAGATGAATCTTTAGAATTACAGTTGAAAGTTTTGAATTTAAATGAATACTTCGAATTACACAGATAGTGAAAATGTAAGTAATAGGATAAGAATTATATAAAGTAATGTTTCTATATTCATACAACCTCATGTAACTATATTAGCATATTTTGCAGGAAAGTCAAGTAATCGTCGAGCGATAAGTAAAAATCCTTTATTTTTTAGCGAATCAAACATGCAACTTGAGCATTTTAGGTCTTTCAACTATGCGAGTACTACATATAATGAATCGCTCAACGATGGGTTAGACTTAGTTAATTTACGCATTGATACGCTAGCGTTAGCCATAGCTGTGCAGTTTGTGCTAGTAGATAAAGAGTAGCAACTCCTGCAGCTAGTGCGGCCACGCTAGTATAACTGCTAGGCAGGCGCATGGAAAACTCCTTCTAGAGAGCTTTCCTTAATTAGTGCAATGGCGTCTAGCCTGCCTTGTTCCACAGCTATTACATCTAGCTGAGATTGAATAGCTTGGGCAATCTCAGGATGCTCTCCAATGCCAGTTGTGCTATTTAAATATAGATTAACATTTAGTTTAGCTACATCTAAGTTAGCTTGTGCTTGCGCACGTAGTGTGTTAAGTATTTGTGCTTTCATTGTCATCTCCTTGAATTGGTACAAATAAATCTACAATAGACTTTCTTAAAATTGTCTCGCCTATAGTATATCCACGAATATGTGTTCGACAAACAGTCGGTTCATCTATGTTGCTTTTAGGATGCGTGCTATGCACCTCATGTCTAGTCGCATCAAAAAATAGTCCTTTATCATCAAAGCTACGCAGCCCTTGATTCTGCAGTGCCGTAGCAATAGCTTCAACAGCAGCTCGATAAGTTGCATTGTCATAATATTCTAGTAGAGCGATCAGTTCATCTAAGGCGGGAAGCATTTCCCGGATCAAATCTACTGTAGGTGATTCCAAGTTTTTCATATCTGTCCTTTCCAAGTTGAGGTAACACTTGCAGTTCCGCCTGCGTAATAATCACAGCTCGCCCATACGCATCCATCCAGTCTACTAGCGCATCAAAACTGCAGCCGCCTAGAACCTGTCTTTTAATATCCGCTAGTGGATGTGGATGTTCTACTGCAAAAAATCGCTTTGAGTTGCTGTGACGAAGATCACAAGTTTTGCGGTGTGTGCTCTGCGTATTGCTGAGATAAGCATGCTGAGCTGAGTGTGTCCACAGCAAACACCATTGAATTACACTAGCTGTATTATTATGCACACGAGTAGTTTCGCAACTGAGTATATCAGAGGCTGCACGAATTGCGCGGTCAATAAGTGACGCACGATAGTGTCGCAGAAGCGGCTGACGAGAAGTATAGTGAGCGCACCGCAGCAGTGAAAGATATTGCGCTCTCCAATCGTTACTATCTATCTCCATAGTGGTCCTTCTAGCCAAGAAACTAGCGAGTGTCGCGTACCTGACGTTATAGGAGTAATGCAGTGTAAAAAGAACGAAGGAAAGGCGATGAGCGTTCCACGTGGTAGATCTGCAAAGCGTTCTGCACGGTTTTCGCCGGTCATGTTAAACTGTAGATGTCCTCCGCTATACTCTGTGGGATCGCTGAGTTGAACAATTAAACTTAGCTTTCTATCTGAAGGCTTTTGTTGTGCAAAGGCAGTGTCTACATGCCAATCATACTTATCGCCGCTGCTATGCGCATACTGAGTAAACTGAACATCAAAAGTTCCTAGTCCGCTGTAGAGATCAAATCCAAAAGCTTCTCGATTAATGCTGTGACCTAGTGAAAATAGCATTTCTTTAATCCACGGTTCATGAATCCATGCAATGCTGCTGCGTCTAATACTTAAATCAAGTTGTTCTTCGCCACGAATAATTTCAGCGGCATCAAGCGTCTGAGATAATCCGTGTTCTACAATATGATCACACGCATCTTCAGAAACAGCATGTTCCCATATTCGATAAGGAGCTAACATTGTTTATATCCATTCATCAGGGTGGTTAAAGGTTTCGTGCAATCGTTTAGCGCGTGCTGCAGCATAGGCATTTACGCATTCGGCACGACAAGGTTCAATAGGTCCGCCATACATGCGATCAGTCCAAAGCCCACAACCCATTGCAGGAAATAAGCGTGCAGCTTGTGAAAAAGATAGCGTATGTGTGCCTAGTACACTTGAGGTGTACTCAGGAGATACAGTGCTTACTTCATGTAGTTCTGCAATATCCCACGGCTCTCCACAGTGGCTACAATAAATATCGGGCATTGTGTTCTTCCCAGTTACGTTCTTCCCAGTTACGAATCCATAGCAGTTTTTGAGTTTTTGACCAGCCAGATAGATAGTCATTATCTGCATCAAACAGATCTAGCAGCTCTTGCTCGTCTATGAGTTGAGTGTCTATAATTTGCTCTCCTAAGTCTAACTGGCTAAACTCTTTTACCTCGTGACAAGTAACTGAATCGCTAATAAATGTTTGAGGATCGCAATCTTCTACATCTGAAACAGGAATTACATATCTTGTTCTATATTGTTGAATAGCTGTTAACACAACATACTCAGTCATGCTGAAATCCTTTCCAAGCTCGATGTAGCGCATAAAACCAGAACCCGTTGATAACAGGTTCTATAAGTGCATCAACCGCAGCAAGATCTAGCCTAGCTCCGGTGATAAGATAGTTACAAGTCATAGCAATTGCAATATGACCAAGTGTATAAACAACTGCAAGCGCAACGCTAGACTGTCCAATCAGTGTTCGCAGCAAGTTAAAAATACCAATACGAAACTCACTTAACATGGATGCCTGCCTTCCTCTGGAAGAGGATAGTCATTAGTCTCTAGCATGTCAATAATTTCATCTGTACTCATATATTTTAGTGCAGCAATTAACATATCTTCTGCATCATAGTCTCTATCTTGAATTAATTCAAGTGCAAAATCACGAATATCCATAGAAGATTTCCTTTCCCACTCAATCCAGCTATCTGCTATATCATGTTTCAAAATTGATTTCCCAACAATTATTGAGTAAACGCTATTGCACGAATAGTTTCTTCTTTTAAAATACCACTAAGCCAGTTTTCTACAGCATCTTCTATATAGTGCCAGCTGTAGTTTGAATACTCAATGCTACCTATAAGAGAACCATCACGATAGTAGCTTACCCAAAAGCATTCATCTATCAACTCTACTTGAGCTGATAGACTATCTCGTTTATATCTTTTAGGTTCGAACATTTTACTAAATCCATACAGAAGTTATCAGCTGCGGAGGCACGCTTTCATTTAGAGAGTGCATAATCGCAGCAAAAGATGGAATAGAAGAAAATTTACTCTTGAGTGTGTGCTCTAACATAAACTGCGTCATCACGAATTTCATAATAAAGAGTATCTCCTTCTTTCCAGTTTAATTCTTCTAACATTGATTGAGGTAGTTCTACCGTACCATCTTCACCTACAGTTACAGTCCACATCGTTATCTCCTCATAGAAGCTGCATCAATAGCAGCTTGAGGGTTGTCACGACGCACAGGCATAAGATTAGACTTATGAGTAGTTACAATACCCATAATCTCATTGCCTGTATATTTAAGATGCTTACGAGCACTTCCATTTCCAGGTATCTTATCGCTGGTAGAAATGCTAGGCGCATTTTCACGATAGTTAGGAATAGAATGAACACTGCGTTTACCTCCTGTGCCTTTTACTCCAAGGCGCGATAAATATAGTTCATGTTCAAGACGAGCTGCGGCCAATCTGCGATTCATTTACATACCTCTAATTTTTGTCTTTCAGTTCAAGTTCTAATTTAACTAGCACTAAATCTCCATCTACAATTAAGGCAGCAAACGTATCAGCTTGCTGAATGCCTAAATCTTTTGGAGAAAGCGCACTTTCTAAACGAATATTACCTTCTGTATCTAACCAAAAAGTATTTTCTCGTTTTGCCATCATTTGTTTGTCTTTCTATATATACAATATTGAAGCCACAGTTCATACATGCCGTAGGCAAGTACAGGGCCAAAAAAGGGAATAAAAAATAAGTTTAACATAAACCAAGCAAAAAGTAAAGCTAAAACAACATCTATAATGGTTATCATTGTCCCATAAAATCAAAGTTTACACTAACGCCACAACCACACGCTGACTTAGCATTAGGATTGTGAATTTCAAAACTTGAACCAACTAAGCTTTTTACATAATCTAGTTCAGTGCCAAACAAAAAAAGGTGACTGTGAGGTTCCACAACTAAATGTCCTACCTCACATTCAAAGATCCAGGATCCTTGCTCCACCCCTTCTTTAGTGAGTATAGTTCCCCACTCATATTCAAAGCCTGCACAACCACCTCCTTTAATGCCTAAAGAGATAGCATAGCAGTTATGCTCTGTGCATAGCGCACTAATTTGAGCATCAGCTGCATCACTTATGAAAATCATTTAACTACCGCCTGGAGCGATCTCACAAACGCAAGGCTCGCTGTAGCACTTTCCACACACCCAACGCTTTTCTATTGCTCGCATGAAAAAAGGATTGGACATTAGTTTATCAATTATTGTCTCCCAATCGTGTAGTTGAGATTCAACTTTTAATAGTCGTTGATCTAAGTGTTGCAACTGATACTCATTCATAGTACTCTCCTCACAGTAAAACTATTTTTGGTCTGTAATAACAGTAGCGCCTCCAGCAATAACTGCTCCTTCAGCGCACTTACCAAAAATTATTTCTCCTGCTACACAGCCTAAAGCTGTATTCTCAATCAGACGCTCTCCGTCTGAAGTTAGATAGTCTGTGCCACAAGCTGAAACAAGTAGTGTTGCAGCTAGTACTAATGAATTACGAAAATTTAACATACAGTATCTCCTTTGTTGTATGAAGAATCTAGTTGTCGATCGAATTGTACATCATAAGCTGCATGTTCTAGTATACTAGCAATACGATCGCTATGTTCATCATTTAAGATGCCTTCTCTGAAACAACGAGCCCAGTGATGTAGCGCTGCAGGTAAACTTCGATCTATTTTACCTTCTAGATAAAGCTGCTCAATAAGAGCCTCTTTAGCACTTGTTAAGCTAACGTAAGAAGAACAATCTTTTACCCAGCCGTGCACATCGATCAGCCATCCTTCAATCCAACGACCATATTGATAGGTAGAAAATAGTTTATCGTCTTCTTGATGTTGATTCTCAAGAAGCAGCCACCCATTTTGTAAATTTACAATTGATACAAAATCATCAGCATGAGCATGTTTCATACACGGGTTCCTTCTTTTAATGTTATTAACTCTAGTTTTTTCATAATAACAGAAATATCACGTTTATTCAAGCCAGAAATTACAACATCTTCGTGCTCATCATCATCAAAATAATCTTTGTGTATACCTGGTAGTCTTACAAAAAGACCTTTTGTGTCTAGAATAGCTATTTCATAATACTGTTTATTAGGCTCTTTTATAACACTAAGTTCATAAGGCCCATATTTTTTTGTAGCTTGTAGCAGACCTTTGCCGGCTATCCATTGCCGACGATAAAAAGTTAACTGTTCAAACATTCTTCTTCTCTCACTAAAAAATGTATTTTTGCTATACCATTATTATATTTTTTTACAAAATATTCTACTCCATGAGCATTAAGAATTTCTTTCAACTCTGTCAAGCTAATATCATTTTTATCATTATTCATTAAGTTTCCTTGCCTTTTACATTAACACAAATAGCTTGACTACCTGCAGGATAATATCCATTAACTCCTCCTACAGTAGTAGCTAACTCTTCTCGATAGAAAAAGCATTCTTCCATTGAAGTAAAATAATGATCAGGCCCCATAGCATTTATAGCTGTGGGGGTAGTTCCATTTATTATTATATAGACTAAAACCCACATACTAACACTTTTCAACTTTACCTACATAAGCATCAGAGTAGAGGCTTTTATAGTTTTCCCTTACGTGTTTTGCAGCATCTACTTGAGCTGCAGCAAAACCATCAGAAGTTATTACAAAAGAATCGACTTGCAATCCTTTAGAATATACATAGACCATAAAATCAGTCATCTACTTCTCTCAATCTCTCCTCTGATAACAAAGAGCGCAAAGCATTTTCTTCTAGATTAGAAAGTAAGTATTCAATAGAAGTAACATCTCCTACTGCTATATCATCTAAAATTTGTTCTAACACAAGTTCTACAAGATTGCTCATCCTAGATAGTTCTCCTCTTCTTCCCATAGCTCTAAGCTACTTTGAATACCAAACATATCGTCTAACTCTTGAGGAATATGATCAGCAACTGTTTTACTAGTAAGCTCAGAAAGAGAATAGCAAGTGTCTCCACTTTTACTACTCCAGGAGCCGACAAAACCCATACCTGGTTCATAGTATTGAAGTTCTGCCCAAGTATCTGCATTATCAGCACAGAAAGTAGCAAAAGCTTCAATAGGAGGGCTCCAAGCACTCATAAAATTTCCCCATATGGCCGCTCTAAAATCACCTAGATAATCCCATTGAAGATCTGGAACATCTACATCCCATTTAGTACCCCACGTATCTACAGCTTTCATGTACTCCCACTCTCCGATAGGAACTAATCTATTTAATAGCCTATCAGTTTTTGTCCAATCAGTTAAATCTTCATAAATAGGAACTAGAGTAGAAATTGGACCTGCTAGATAGAAATTATTCTCACACCAGTTAGGCATACTCTAAGTTCTCCCCTATAAAATCAGAACTTATAATGTCTTTATGCTCAAAAGCATAATACATTTCTTGAAGCACTTCTTTCTTGTCGGCTTCTTCTACTACTTCTAACGCGATAGTCACGTATATTTTTCTTTCACGCTTCATTACATAGAATCCTTTTTAATCATACTATATAATAACAAAAAATAAAGCCGCTGTCTAGCGGCTTTTTAAAGATGTTGGTACTGACACTTCTGTAATATTACTTCTAGACTTCAAAGAACCGCAAGTTTTACAGAAATAAATATATACCTTAAACTTATAAGTATCTATTTCTATAATTTGCTGATGTTCATTAATACTAGAGTTATTACAACAAGTTTGCATCAGTTAAGTTTTTGTTTCCAGTAGGCTTCAGTCACATTTTCACCTACACGAAGAGTGCTCGCATCAGGAAGAGTAATAAACCATTTGTAAATGTCTGCTTTTACAGACTTTTCAAACTCAGATTGAACTTCTTCTGGAAAAATTCGTCTTTGTTCTTCGCTAACAGCATTGAAATCATTATACGAAAGGCTCATCATATACTCCTCTGATGTCTTTTATTAGTTCAGTTTCTAGTTGTTCTAGTCTCACAAGAAATTTATCACGCTGAGATCTAGCTTCTGCTACAGGATCTTCTGCTTTTAGAATTTCTTCTAACACTTCTACCATGTATAGCATATCATTCATTATATGTGACCTACCCAATGGGTGCAATCATCACAAGGATCTTCGTTAAACATATTATTGCCTCCTATAATTAGTTTATAGCGTATAATAACATAAAAATAACTAAATACCTAATGATTAATTGAGGTAAAAAAATGCAAGACTAGTTTTTATTTAGAGAAAATTCTAGCATCTCATTAACCATTTCTTTAAAGCTAGTTTTGGGAGTCCAGCCTAATACTTTTTTGGCTTTTTCAGGATTGCCTAGTAGTAAATCTACTTCTGCAGGCCTATAAAACTCTGGGGATACTATGACTCTTGCAGTTCCGTCAGAGCTAAGGCCTATTTCGTTTACACCAGCCCCTTCCCATTTTATAGGCATATTTATCTTTTCAAAAGCTATTTCTACTAACTCTCTGACCGAGTGTAGTTTTCCAGTAGCCAGCACATAATCATCTGAAGTTTCTTGTTGAGTCATTAACCACATGCCTTCAACAAAATCACGAGCATGTCCCCAATCTCTCTGAGCATCTAAATTTCCTAAACAAATGTACTCTTGTGTTTTTTTATGAATATTTGCTACGCCCGTAATAATTTTTTGAGTAACAAATTCTATGCCTCTCCAAGGGGATTCGTGATTAAACAAGATACCATTAGAAGCATGCATTCCATAGCTTTCTCTGTAATTACGCACAATCCAATAAGAATATAGTTTAGCACAACCATAAGGAGAACGAGGATAAAAAGGAGTAGTTTCTGTTTGTGGAGTTTCTTGTACTTTTCCATACAGTTCTGAAGTAGAAGCTTGATAAAATTTAGTATGATTTACTAATCCTAAAGTTCTAATACATTCTAATAGTCTGACCGTGCCCATAGCATCTACATCTGCGGTATATTCTGGAATGTCAAAACTAACTCTTACCTGAGACTGAGCTCCTAAATTATAAACTTCATCAAATTTATGCTCAACAAATAATTTCATTAAGCAGCCAGTATCGGTTAAATCCCCATAGTGCAAGTGAAAATTATCAGCGTCTATGAGATGCTTAATACGTTCTACGTAGTCTGCAGCAGTACGTCTTTTGATGCTATGTACTTCATATCCTTTGGAGAGTAGTAGCTCAGCTAAATATCCTCCGTCTTGTCCTGTTACACCCGTAATTAGTGCTTTTTTCATTTTTAATACTTTCTATTGTTTATATAAAGGTTTTTTGTTTGTTAAAGTTTCTTCATAAAATTGATTTATGTTTTGAGTAATACACCCTATTTCATGTATTACAGCCGCATCTGTGTTAAAAGTTTTGGTAGCAAACTCAAGTACACCGTTTTTAATGTTACTTTCATATATCCGATAAAAATTTTCACAAGCGGCATAATCTTCAAACCCTCTACCATTAAAGTAGAAGGTCTCAGGATCTCCACTCAAAGGAGAAATCATAACATAGATAATAACTGCTTTTAACACTTAGTTATCCTTCCAATGGTGCGGATGGGGGAGTAAAGCTGCTAGTATAGCGAGCTAATCCTTCTGAGAGTCTTAAATCTTGAAGATACCCAGTAAGAACCTCTACCGCTGAATTACCAATAAATCTACTACCTATAGTCCATTCGGTAGTTGATGCAAAATCATAGGATCCTCCAGTTGTATCAGTTCCTTGACTTTGTCCATCAATATACAGCGTCCAAGTTCCAGAAGATCTTACCAACGCTATATGATGCCAAGTATTTGCAGTAAAAGATCCGCTGATTTCTGCACTTCCGGCAGAGCTTAACCATACTTGAACAAATGAGCCATATGTATAGATACGTAAAGGTACACCACTGCCATATGTGCTTGAACTAAGTATAGTTCTATACGCATTAGTTTGTGTAGTAGATTGATAAAGCCAAGTTTCTATTGTTAAATCTCCGCTTAAGCCTAAACTAGGAACAGTAACTGCGTCTCCACTTCCGTCAAAATACACACTGTTTGTACTTGCAAATTTAGAAACAGTGTTAGTAGACACTACACTACCCGTTAACAACAAATTAGTACGCTGTGCTTTATCGATCACATGAGCGTCTGCTCCTAACAGGCGAAACTCTTCATTAGCATGCGCAGATGGTGGTGCAGTAGGTACTGTTGAAGGAGTTGGGGTAACAGCAGTTCCTCCAATAAATTGCATATCACTTAAATATCCAACATAAGGCCAATACGAATAGGGAGAAAAAGAATCTGAATACCGTCTTCGACCAATGTGGGTTGTATGACCTAAAGTAAAAGGATATTGCCCTGTGCCAACATTTTCGGTATACTTTAGAACACCATTAAAATAAATTTTAATGTACTCATCCTCTCTTATAAGACTTACATAAGTCCACACCTTATAAGGGAAAGTAAGGTTTGCATTAATAGCTTTATAGGTAGTGCTTG